TGCCAACCCTTCATCCAGCGACAATGATGCTCGCGCTAACGGCCGCCTCTTCTCATCCAGATTGTCGCGCCGTTCTCACCCAGATTGTCGCGCTACAACCTGGCGATGACCTTGGACCGCACCGCAGGACGGGCCGGCTTCTACCGGCGGCTCACCTACGAGGTGTTCGGCGTCGCCTGATTTTCACGAACGGCAGGGGATACAATCCTGCAGGTGCGCGCCGTGAGAGGCGCCCGGTTGGCGATGATCAGGTATGCCAAAAAAAGCAAAGCCCCGGTGGGGAAAGCGCACCGGGGCATCACGACATTGGCGTCCGTGACAGGTGACCCTACGTGCCGAACCCGAGGCTTGGCAACCGGCCGGCCTGCATGAATCGCGGCAGTGTGACATCTCTGCCAGCCTTAGGTCGCGGGCCGGACACAGCGAAGAATGCCTCTTTCGGCATCGCACGTAGCCCTGGAGCGGGGCTTTTGAACTGCGGCGACCAGACGCCGGCAATTGAAAATGCCGGGGCTGGAACGCAAATGGCTCTTGACTTTGTAACGCGAATCATGTAGCAAGAATGCATGCTGCGAAATTGCGCCTGGCGGGCCGCCGCCGTGAAGGCGGCGAGGCCGACCGACGGCGACACAAAATTGTCACAGTTGCGCGTCGCGCTTGCGCGGCTGTTTACGCGGAATTGTCGTGAGCTTTGCTGCCGCTTTACCTATGGTCCGCGCGGCAGCTGGAATCGAGCCCCCCGAGGTGAGATACCGGGCTGCTAGGCCCCGGCGATCAACCTCCCCGGGGCCTTCAATTTGCTCGACTGCAGCGGTTCCTCATCGCGGGCAGGCGGCGACGCCGGCTTGCCGAGAATCTCGATCGGAGTTCCGAGCCAGTCCTCGACCTCGCTTCTGTTCCAGAGGAGAGCGCCGTGCTCGCCCATGACCCAGCCCTCGCCCTCCGCCGGTCGCCGCGGAAACTGGCCGTGCCAGCGCCCGATCGCCGGATCGCAGAGCGAGCAGACGACCGGCGTACGCCGCAGCCGCGCCGACCAGTAGTGACAGAGCGCGGTGTCCTCGACGCAACCGCACTTGCTGCAGCAAAACATCGACATCGCCCGGACCTCCGCCGGCTTTGCCCCGAGTGTGGCGGTTCAGAAGTATCCGCCTCATCCGTGTGGCGAGATTGCTAGTGTCCTTCGATTCCGAAGTTCGCAAACGCAGCACCGAGATGCGAACTTCGGAATCGAGACACCAGCGATCATGGAGCGCAATTGCGCCAAAGTTCGGTCGCTGCCGGTAGCATGAAACCGCGCGAGACGCTTATCCACAATCCTCGACATTGCCGGTCAATGCCGCCTGATGTCGAGAGCCTTGTTGTCGAGACGCTCGGCCAGCTCGAGCCATTGCCGCGCCAGCTCTTCGTACTGGTGCCGGATCAGGCCGCCGAAGAAGTTTGCCAGCTTCAGGCATTCCGATGCATGAGCACGGAATTCGTCCGATTGCGATAGCACTGCTGCCTCCGTCCGATCACGTAGCCGCCAACACCCTGACGCCGCGATATGTAGGGCGCTGCCGCCGGTCGCGATGTGAAGCAGATCACACTCTGCGCGATTGTCGCAGCGTGCCAGCAATGGAAACCGCATGCCCCGCAAGTCTTCCGGCGAGCTCAAGGCACTGCTGGCGGCCGAGCGCTACAATGCGCTGTCGGCGATGGCGGCGTCGAAGCTCTCCGACGAGCGCGCCACCGCGCTCAACTACTATCTGGGCGACATGTCGAAGGACATGCCGGCTCCGGCCGGGCGCTCCAAGGCGGTGTCGTCCGATGTGGCCGATACCGTGGAAGGATTGCTGCCGCCGCTGATGGAAGTATTCGCCGGCGGCGACGAGGTCGTGAAGTTCGATCCGGTCGGTCCGATGGACGTAGCCGCGGCCGAGCAGGAGACCGATTACGTCAACCACGTGTTCATGCAAGCCAATCCGGGCTTCCTGGTGCTCTATAGCTTCATCAAGGATGCGCTGCTGAGCAAGGTCGGCGTGGTCAAGGTGGTGTGGGAGGCGCGCGACGAGATCGAACGGGAGACGTATTTTGATCTGGACGATGCGGCGTTTGCTCTCATCTCTGCCGATCCGGACGTTGAAGTGGTTGAGCATAGTGCTCGCCCCATGGGAATGGACCAGACGCCCGCTGGGATTCCCGGAGGGCCGGGCAGTGGCGCAATTGTACCGCCAGGCCCGCAGGGAGCGCAGGCACCGCCGCAACTGCATGACGTAACGGTCGAGACCAAGCACCGGCTCGAGCGCGCCGAAGTGCTGCCGGTGCCGCCGGAGGAGTTCGGCATCAGCCGGCGCGCGCGCTCGATCCGCGACACCGATTACTGCTTCCATGACGTGTTCCGCACGCAATCGAAGCTGATCGAACTGGGCTACGATCGCGAGCAGGTCAACAAGCTGCCGAGCTACACGCTCGCCCATACGATAGAAGAGATCGCGCGCGACACCGTCAACGAGTCGACCTTGCGCCAGGGCGACGACAGCCTCAACGATGCCGCCCGCCTCATCCGTGTCACCGAGCATTACGTGCGCATGGACTACGAGGGCGACGGCGAGGCCGCGCTCTATCGCGTCACCACCGCCGGCGAGGAGGGCGAGCTGCTCACCCGCGACGGCGAGCCCGATATCCACCGCGAGGATATCATTCCGTTTGCGGCGATGACGCCGGTGATCATCACGCACCGTTTCTTCGGCCGCTCGGTCGCCGACCTGATCGTCGATATCCAGCGCATCAAGACCGCGCTGCTGCGGGCACTGATGGACAACGCTTATCTGGCGAATAACCCGCGCATCGAAGTTTCCGACGCTCATGCGAACGATGCCACACTGGACGATCTGCTGGTTAGCCGGCCGGGCGGCCTCGTGCGCACCAAAATGCCGGGCGGTCTGAATGTTCTGCAGCATCCCGACATCGGCAACCAGGTGTTCCCGCTGCTGCAATATCAGGACACGATACGGGAATGGCGCACTGGCGTGTCGCGGCAGGGCCAGGGCGTCGATCCCAATGCGCTGCAGAACCAGGTGGCGACGATCGCCAATCAGCTGTTCAACGCGAGCCAGGCCAAGGTGAAGCTGATCGCGCGCATCTTCGCCGAGACCGGCATCCGCGATCTGTTCCAGCTGCTGCACGCGGTGATCCGTAAGCATTCGTCGAAGCCACAGACCGTGCAGCTACGTAAGCAGTGGGTAACTGTTGATCCACGGGAGTGGAAGAAGCGCGACGCCATGACCATCAATGTCGGGCTCGGCACCGGCAGCAAGGCCGAGCAGCTCGCCCATATGCAGATGATCGCCGCGCTGCAGGAGAAGGTGCTGCCGCTGGGCCTGGTGACGCCGCAGAACGCCTACGAGACCCTGAAAGAGACTTCCAAGCTCGCCGGCCACATGGACGCCGACCGCTTCTTCGCCAAGCCCAATCCGCAGACCGCGCAGCAGCCGATCCCGCCGCCGCCCGATCCCAAGCAGACCGAAATCCAGGCCAAGACGGCGGCCGAGCAGGAGAAGCTCAAGGCCGACGCCGCCCACCAGCAGATGCGTATGAACCTGGAGATGCAGCTCGAGCAGCAGAAGTTCGAGCTGCAGAAGGAGCTGGCGCTACTCGAGGCCCGTATCAAGGCCGAGCAGCATGCCTCACAGCTGCATGCCGACCTGGCCAAGGCGGTGGCCGCCGGCGCGCCGACCGGCCCCGACGGGCAACCGCTGCCGCATCCGATGCTGGGACCGATCCTGGCGCTGCACGCCGAGATGAAGAAGGCCAACGCCCCGCGCCGGCTGGTGCGCGATCCGCACACCGGCAAGCCGGTCGGCAGTGAAGTCGTGATGGGGGCGTGAGCCGTGTCTAACGTGAAGCTCTATAACCTCGCGCGGATGACCACCGCGACGACGGGCACCGGCGCGATTACCCTGGGCTCGGCGGTGACCAGTTATCTCACGTTTGCCGGCGCCGGCGTGAGCGATGGTGATATCGTTCGCTACGCGATCGAGGATGGCAATAATCGTGAGGCCGGCACTGGTACCTACACGGCGGCGGGCACGTCGCTGAGCCGCGACACCGTGGCCAATTCGACCAACGGCGGCAGCAAGATCAATCTGTCCGGCTCGGCAGAAGTGTACATCACTGCGCTCGCCGGCGATTTTCCGTGGAAGATCGACACCTCGACCGGAGATTTGTCGACCACGCAGAAGGTGACCGTGCCGACGCTGATCGGCGGGACGGCGGCCGGCTCGTCTCTCACTCTGCAATCGACCTCTGGTGTTGGCACATCCGACAAGATCGTGTTGCAGGTCGGCAACAATGGTGGCACGGCCGCGGGAACCATCGCGACGGGCGGTCAGTGGGCAATTGGCACGCAAGCGCCGATCGCGTCGATCATACCGCTGCTGGACGTAAACCAGAATACCGGCGCCCCGTCGAACCCGAGCACTACCTTGGCTCCCGGCATTCGTGTGGTGAGCGCCGACGGTGCGTCGGCTGCGATGGAGTTTCAGACCTACAGCAACGGAGTCGCTGGTGTGACAGGGCTCTTCCGGTCCTATGCCTCACGAGGCAATCGGGCGAGCCAAGCTGCCATCGCATCTGGCGATCAGCTATTCAACATCAGCGCAATGGGGTGGGACGGCACGAACTGGGGACCCAACGCGAACGGCAACATCACCGATTGCCGTATCAGGATGGTGGCCGACGATGCTTTCACCACTTCCACGCACGGCACTCACATCGACTTTGCCACGACGCCGACCAGCAGCGTCACACTCGCCGAAGCAATGCGCATTCAGCCGAGCGGCGGCGTCTCGATCGGAACCACTTCCGATCCCGGCATAGGACTACTCTACTTGAACAGCGCGTCGTTCCTAATGCGCACCAAGACGAGCTGGAATAACGGCGCCGCCGCGCAAACAGCAACGCTGACCAATGGGCCTACTGCCGGTAATCCCACCAAATGGATTCCGGTCGATGACAACGGCACCACACGCTACATTCCGGCATGGTGATGACTTTCGAGCAGCGCGTTCAGGAAATGCTCGGCGGCCAGGCCCTGCAGATCGCGCAGCTCGCGACGGCACTCGAACAGGCGCAGACGAGAATCAAAGAGCTTGAGGCACAGCTTACGAGCCAAAGCGAGAGGGGAGCTAGCGCTCGGGATACCGGGTCGACGTCAGGAGCGGATTGACAGGCGACCACCCAAGGGGCGGGAGCCGGCGACTGACAGGCGGTTCATACGGCGTCGGTTTCGATGCGTTTAGCTCAGCCTCTCTGATCTGCTCGGTCGAGACGCCATTCTGGTACATCGTGTTGAGCTTGCGAAAGAGAGCGAGATCACTATGAAAGTCCGTCGGGTAACTGCGATAGATTGAGATGCGCAACATCAAATGCGTTCGGGCCTGTTTGACGAGCTCGACATCGTAACGGTTCCATTCGGCGATCTTCTCGTGCACGTCGCGCTCGACGTCATCGATGTGCGCCCGGTCTTCGGTGACATTGTCGCGGGTATACACGATATCCGACAGCGACAACCGCAGCTCGCCGGCAAGAACGAGAAGCATTTCATCGAAGCAATCGAGCACACCGACGACCAAAAAATCGGCGAGCGTCTTGGCCGCAGCATCAAAGTCGGCGTCGTCGACAAGTCGTGAGTTACCCGTGTTTGCATCACTTCTTGATGGATCAAGATCGGGGCGACCGCTCAATATCCTGGTAATATAGTTGTCAAAGCGCAGATCGTAGTGACGCTTCCGAAAAGCATAGTCCCGGAGAGTCGCAGGCGGATTGTCGCTCGCGCCGAACCGGCGATAATAAAACTCCGAGACGATGCGATCGACGGGATCGCGCAGGATCGTCACCATACTGCAACGGCGTGGCACCAGCGTGCGGACATCAGGGCGGTAGTGCCCCCAGACCGCGCGCAAAGAACTGGATTGCGTCACCGCCAAAGCCCGCCGCATGCGTTCGTAGGACCAGGTGCCCAGTGCAGATTCGTCCGCTGGCGACATCTCTACTCGGAGATACTCCTCTGGCGCCAGGTTGCGCACGAAGATGTTGTTGAGCGTCACGCCGCCGGTCTTGGCGAGATGGATGTGCAGCAGGATGCGCTCGGGGGTGAGCGCGGCCGGGCGGGTGGTCACCAGCGCGCGGTGGGCGGCACGCTCAAAACGCGCCTCCATCGCATTCCAGGCAGCAAACGCCGCGTCGCGCTGCATCATGGCGTCGTTGCGCACGCCGATGGCCTGGTCGCGCTGAAGGAAAGCCTCGGCGCGCTCGCCGATCGCGGTATCGCGTTGCTTTAGCGCGGCGGCGAGCTGGCCGAGCGCCTCGTCGCGTTGCTGCAAGGCGACATCGCGCTCGACCGTGGCCGAGTCGCGCTGCGCGAGCAGCACCTGGGCCTCGCCGATGGCATCGTCGCGCTGCTTCAGATAGGCGTCGCGCTCGGCGCTCATCACGGCGAGCCGCTGGCGCAGATCGTTTCGGAGGACGAGGTCATGACGGAGGGCAAAGCCTAATGGCCGCATTCAACGAGTTCAACGCCTTCGACGACGAGGTTGTCGGTCAACGCAACGGACACTCTCACTGTTCATTTTACGCAGAATGCCTCACCCGGAACGGCATCAAGCGTGCTGGTCGGCTCCGTGTTCACGGCGTGGATCATTCCTTGAGGCAGCAACGTAGCTGCTGATGAGCGTCCGGGCGGGAGCTTCCAGACTTTTATAGGACAGCGACGCAAGAAGGAGCGTCACCGTTGTAGCCGCCAAAAGGAAAAAGACCGGATGGGCCTGTGCATCCATCAAAGCCTGCATGAGCGCGATCGCTGGCGGGTGCAGAAGATAGGTCGAATACGAAATGATGCCGATCGCGACCATGGGCGTGTTGCCAAGGAGCGCGCGAGCGAAGGGCGAGCGCACCGCGGTAAATATCAATGCCGCAGTGGCAGCCAGCGCCGCAGGATCGCTCCACAGGGCGCCGGTGGCCCCGAAAAGGGCAAGGCGCACTTGTGGAAACAGCAGCAACGTCGCAACAAGACTTGCGACGAATGGCACAGACCATGTGCGATGCGCGGTCATCGGAACGCAGCTGATCAGCGCCCCGGTCAGAAAGAACGGAACGTAGCTGATCTGCAGGGCGCACGCGGCGACAATCGCCGGCGCTAGCAGGAGCCAAGGGCGACAGCACCAGGTTGCTGCCCACAACAGCGCGAACAGAATATAGAACTGCACTTCGGTAGGGACGGTCCAGAACACGGAATTGTCGGCCGCAATGAACAGGAATGCGGCCCAGGTGGGTCCCAGTTCACCGTATGGTTTGATGTCCAGCGACGCGAGGAGCACGGCAGCGGCGAATGCGATGTAGTAGAGCGGCGCAATGCGCGCAAACCGGCGAACCAGATAGACGCGCGCGCGGCTGATTGAAAATGGCCTTTGCAGGTAAAGGTCGCCCATCAGGAAGCCACTGAGAACGAAGAACAGCATGACGCCGATCTGACCGGCGCCGTGACCGAGCAGCCCGCCAGCAAGCCCGCTCACATTGGTGATGTGGGAGACGAGAACGATCAACGCAGCCAGACCGCGCAGGCCGTCCAATTCGGGCCGACGTTGACGATCCCCCATAGAGAGCAACCCTAATGGCCGCATTCAACAAGTTCAACGCCTTCGTCGCCGATGTGGCGAACAAAACTCACAACCTGGGCAGCGACACGCTCAAGGTGATGCTGTCGAACGTGGCGCCGGTCGCCACTAATGCGGTCAAGGCCGATATCACCGAGATCGGCGCCGGCAACGGCTACTCCGCTGGCGGCACTGCCATCACGATTACCTCGTCGGCGCAATCGGCCGGGCTCTACAAGCTCGTCGGCAATAACGTGACATATACCGCCTCGGGCGGCTCGATCGCCGTTTTCCGCTATGCCGTGGTCTACAACTCGACGCCGGCGCCCGGCAACCTGATCGGCTGGTACGATTACGGCGCGGCGCTGACCATCACCTCGGGCAACAGCTTCACCGTGCAGTTCGACGGCACCAACGGCATCCTGAACCTGCAGTAGGGGCGGGTTTGAAACCCGCCCCTACAAGGGCCGCGGAAGAAAACAATGCTCGGCTTCAACGCGCTCGGCAAGCACGCGCTTGGCGAAGTCCAGATCAAGCGCAATCTGCCGGTCACGGCCGGCGTGTTCACGCTCACCGGCAATGCCGTCACGTTCCTGGTCACCGAGGCGACCAGCGCCGGCGCGTTCAGCCTGACCGGCATTGCCGCGACGTTCAACGTGACGATGGTGGAATCGGCCGGCGCATTCGCGCTGACCGGCTTCAACGTCATCGGCAATTTTCCGCTGCCGGTTACTACCGGCCTATTCACGCTCACCGGTTTCGCGACCACTTACTCGATCGATTACGGCAAGGGCTCGCCCGGCTCGTCGATCTCGGGTGGCATGTTCACCCGCGGCCAGTGGCATAAGCTCAAGAAAGAACAGGAAACCGCCGAGGAGGAGCGCCGGCAGGCGGAGGCAGCAGCCGAGGCGGAACACCAGGCCGAGACCGAGCGCAAGGCCGAGGAGGAGCGCCAGGCCGCCGCAGCGGAAGCCGCCAGGCGCGCCGAGCTCGCCGCCGCAGCGGAACGCGAGCAGCGCCGGCGGCTGCTGGTCGAGCAGATCGCGCGGGCTGCGGGCGCGCGCACCACGGCGCAGGCATTGGGCCAAATTGGGCTGTCGCAATTGGCGGCGCATCACCCGGCGATGCAGCGCGCGGCCGACTATGACGACGAGGAGGCCGCGGCGCGGCTGCTGTTATGACGATACGAATTATGCCGCCTGACCAATACGGGCGGGTACCGGGGATCATCGGAGATAATTGGCATCTGATTTGGTCTTGGCCACGCGGAAAAATGGCATGGTTCTTTTGGAATTGGGGCGGCTCGTACAGGCTAGGGCCGATTACTCTCGGCTTCCGTCCTAAATGAGCGACGACAAGTTGCAGCGCGACATCGTGCGCGGCGCGCGCGCCCACGAGCTAATGCAGAGCGAATTGCTGCAGGAGGCGTTCGGCAAGCTCGAGGCCGACTACATCGCGGCCTGGCGGATCACGCCGGCGCGCGACCAGGATGCGCGCGAGCGGCTGTGGCAGGCCGTCAACGTGCTGGGCAAGGTGAAAGAGCATCTCGGCCGCGTCGCCGCCGACGGCAAGCTGGCGCAGCGGCAGCTGGACGACATGATCAGGCAGGAGAACCGCAGTGAGCGACGTTAGCACATCAACCGACACCAATGATGCCGGCCCCGCCCCGTACGCATTGGAAATCGCAGCGCCGGCCGATGCGCCCGAGCGCATGAACGTCAGCGAGGCCGCGCGGCTACTGCGCAGTGCCCGCAAGCAGCCCGATCAACAGGCCGCTCCCGCCGATGCGGCGGTCGAGCAGCCCACCGAATCATCCGCGCCAGCGGACGAGGCCGGACCCCGGGTCGAAGAGCCCGCGGTCACCGGAGAGCAGACCGAGGCAGCCGAAGCGGAGCTTCCGCCCATCGAGCCGCCGACGTCTTGGAAGGCCGAGGAAAAGGAACGCTTCAAGGCCCTCCCACGCGAGACGCAGGAATATCTTGCCGAACGCGAGAGGGATCGCGACCGCGACCTCAACCAACGCCAACGGAAGGCCACTGACGAGAGCCGCGCCCTTGAGGCCGAGCGTCTCAAGGTGGAACAGGCAAGGCAGCACTACGAGGCCGCCCTGCCGCAGCTCCTGACCACGTTGCAGCAGAGCCAGGCCGGCGAGTTCGCCGATGTCAAAACCATCGCGGACGTGGAACGTCTCGCTCGCGACGACTGGCCGCGCTACCTGCAGTGGGACCTGGCGCAGAAGAAGATCGCCGCCGTCGCGCAGGAGATGCAGGCGGCTGCCCAGCGCCAGCAACAGGAGCAGCAGCAGAAATTTTCCGACTACGCCAAGGCGGAGGACGCTCGCTTCGTCGAGAAGGTCCCCGACATGGCGGACGCGAAAAAGGCGGACGCGTTGCAGCGGCAGGCCATGGCCGTGCTTCACGACCTGGCTTCAAGGACGAGGAATTGGCGGCGGCGTGGCAGGGGCAGAACGGCCTCTCGCTGCGCGATCACCGCATGCAGCTCCTCATCCGCGACGCCACGCTCTACCGTGAGGCGCAGACCAAGGCCAAGGCTGCGGTGGCCAAGCAAGTTCCCCCGGTGCAGCGGCCAGGCGTCGCCGGCAGCACTCCCACTGCCCGCGAGGCCGAGCTCACAGCCCTCAACAAGCAACTCGATGGCGCGCGCAGCTCCATGACCGGAGCACGTGCCGCCGCGGCCCTGGTCGCGGCGCGCCGGCGTGCCGCAGGATAAGGAACCCGAACGATGGCACTCCCCACCAATGCCTTCGCGACCTATGAGGCCATAGGCAACCGCGAGGACCTCTCCGATGTGATCTACCGCATCGATCCGACCGATACCCCGTTCATGACCGGCACCGAGCGCGAGAAGGCGACCGCAGTTAATCACGAATGGCAGACCCAGGCTCTGGCGTCGGCCGACAACACCAACGCGCAGCTCGAAGGCGACGACCCCTCGACCAACTCGACCACGGCCACCGCGCGCCTCGGCAATATCGCGCAAATCTCCTACAAGGTGGCGCGCGTCACCGGCACCCAGCGCGCGGTCGAGCACGCCGGCCGCGACGACGAGCTGGCCTATCAGGAGATGCTCAAGGGCCTGGAGCTCAAGCGCGACATGGAGAATATCCTGGCCGGCACCAACCAGGCCAAGGTCACCGGCAACGACACCACGGCGCGCAAGACCGCTTCGGTGCTGTCTTGGATCAAGACCAATACGTCGAAAGGCGGCGGCGGCGGCGCCGATCCGTCGGCGGCCGACGGCACCGGCACCCGCACCGACGGCACGCAGCGGGCGTTCACCGAGGCCAACCTCAAGACGGTGCTGAACTCGATCTGGACCTCCGGTGGCAAGCCCGACACCATCATGACCGGCGCCTTTAACAAGCAGGTGTTCTCGACCTTCACCGGCCGTGCCACGCCGATCGAGCAGGCGGCCAGCAAGCGTATTGTCGCCGCGGTCGAGGTCTATGAGTCGGATTTCGGCCGGCTCGACGTGATCCCCAACCGCTTCATGCGGTCGCGCGACGTGCTGATCCTGCAGATGGAGCTGTGGGCCATCGCCTACCTCAACGGCCGGCGCATGGTGTCGATCCCGCTCGCCAAGACCGGCGACAGTGATCGCCGGCAGCTGCTCTCGGAATATGCCCTGGTTGCCCGCAACGAGAAGGCATCCGGCGGCGTGTTCGACAACACCACTTCATAGGCGTCGGGGTAACCCGGCAATCATGGGGGCCGCGCCAATGCGGCCCTTTTCTTTTGGAGCACTCCGATGACCGAATATTCAATCGACGGCGAAGGCGCGATCTCCAGCGTCCTCTCCGGTACCGAGTTTCACGGCTTCGACGCCGGCGGCAGCGGTCGCACCAAGAAGGTGACCGCCGCGCAGATCGCGACTTACGTGAGCGCCAACCTCACGCAGTCGGTGGCGGCGACCGTCACCGCGGGCACCACCCGCACCCAGGCCGGCGCCACCGCGCTGACCAAGGAAATCAACATGGTGACGACGAGCACGGCGCCTTCGGCCGGCTCGCTGCTCGGCGACGGCGTGGCGCTGATGACCGCCGCCGCCGGCCTCGAAACGATCATCATCAACAACACCGCCAACGTGATCCAGGTCTATGGCGTCAACGGCGGCACCGACACGATCAACGGTGTCGCGGGCTCGACCGGCGTGGCAATTCCGCCCAATAGCGTGGAAATCTTCTTTGCGGTCGCCACCGGCGCCTGGAGCTACGACAGCGGCGTCGGCTCGTCCGGCCAGCTGCCGATCGTGCTGGCGCTCTCTGCCATCACGGCGGGAACGACCCGCACGCAAGGGCGCCACCGCGCTCACTGCCGACTACAATCGCGTCGATACCTCGACCGCGCCCTCGGCTGGCTCGATCCTCGGCGATGGCGTCAAGCTGCCGGCCTCGGCTGCCGGTATGGACATCATCATCGTCAACAACACGGCAAACCCGATCCAGGTCTATGGGGCGGGCTCCGATACCATCAACGGCGTCGCCGCCGCCACCGGCGTTGCGCAGATGGCGAATTCGACCGTGCTCTATGTCTGCTCGGTCGCCGCCGCCTGGCAGACCGAGGGGCTCTCTACCGGCTTCTCCTCGGGCTTGCAGACCATGTTCGCCCAGGACGCCATGACCGCCCATGCATGCGGGCGGCGGCCAGGGCTCAGCCACCGCGATCAAGACCATGATCGCGCGCTTCACCACCGTCGCCAACGGCACTTTCGCCACCAACGATAGCGCGGTGCTGCCGGCCTCGGCGGCGGGGCTCGAAATCACCGTGATCAATGCGGCCGCGGCCAATACTATGGACGTGTTCCCGGCCTCCGGCGAGAACATCAACGGCCTGGCCAACAATATCCAGATTCCGGTGCCGGCCGGCTCGGTGGTGACGTTCTACTGCACGGTGGCGGGCGCCTGGCACGCGCTGTTCACGCCCACCGGCACATCGGTGTCGATGCGGCTGGCGCACAGCGGCGGCCGCCCGCCGTTCGCAAGCGCGCCGGCGACCGACGCCGGCCTGTTCAATGCCACGCCGGTGTCGACCGAGACTTATGTCTCGGAAATCATCGTCCCGTTGGCCGGGACCGCCACCGGAGTCGGCATCCTCAATGGCTCCGCGGTTTCCGGCAACGTCACCGTCTACTTGCTCGACCTCTCCGGGCAGCAGATCGCCAAGTCGGCATCGACCGCGCAATCGGGCACCACCGCCTACCAGCGCGTCAGCTTCTCGGCCGCCAAGTTCATCACGCCCGGCACCTATTACCTCGGGCTCCAGGTCGATAACGGCACCGGCCGCTACACCGGGCACGTATTTGGCGATTTCGGCGGCGGCAAATTCACCGGCACCACCTACGGCACGTTCCCGTCCGGGCAGACCATGCCGACCACCTTCACCGCCAACGTCGCCCCGGTCGCGCACCTGTCAAACCATGTCGATCAATCCTCCCCGCACGCTCGCCGATGTCGCCGTGTGCGCGTTCAGCACCTCGATCGGCGCGTCGCCGGCGGTGGCATCGGCGGTGGCGCCGTGCTCGGGCTATGTCGAGCGCGTCATCGCGGCGCCGTCCGGCACTACCAGCGGCACCATCACGGTCGCGGTCGCCATCAACGGCGGCAGCGATATCGCCAACAGCAATCTGACCATCGCCGCCGGCAGCAACGCGCGCGCCGGCACTATCGTGGAGATTCCGCTGGTCGGCGCCGGCACCACTTCCGGCGTCTACATCAACGAGGGCGACAACATCACGTTCACGCCCTCGGGCGGCGGCGGCTCGACCATCCAGGGCGGCTTCGCGCTGGTCATCCGGCAGCAGGCGTAGCCCATGGGCGCGATGTTCCTGGAACGACAGGGCTCGTCGCGGTCTAACCCGGCCATTGCGACCCAAAAGATCGTGCTTTCTGGCTCGTCTGTCGCTTCGAATGCGTTCGGCTCGCAAACGTACCAAATCCGTGTCGTCGCGGATGCCGCCGTCAATATCATCATTGGCGACGGCACGCCGACCGCGCTCGCCAGCTCGGCGCTACTGCCGGCGAACTGGCCCGAGTATTTCACCGTGACGCCCGGGCAGAAAATCGCGCCACTCGGCACCGGCAATGTTTACGTGACCGAGATCGGATAAGGCCAATCATGGGCGCGATGTTCCTGGAACGGCAAGGCTCGTCGCGGCTCTCGACCGCGATCGCCGCGCAAAAGATCACGATCTCGGGCGTATCGGCGTCATCGTCGGCGTTCGGCTCGCAGACCTACCAAATCCGCGTCGTCGCGGACACTGCCTGCAACATCAAGATCGGCGACAGCGGCGTATCTGCCGGTACTTCGGATATGCTGCTGCCCGCCAACTGGCCGGAATATTTCACGGTGACGCCCGGCCAGAAGATCGCGGTGATTGGCACTAACGGTAGCTTGTATGTGAGCGAGATCGCCTGATGGAGACGCGGCTGCATCTGTTGGCCGACGGTACGGCGGTGGCGGACAGCTGGCAGGATGTGGAGCCGATCCTGGAGCGCAACGCGGCGCTGCGCGGCGAGGCGCAGCGTTCCGACTGGGGCCGGCACGTGGCGTCGATCCCCAACGTCATCCTGCTGCGGTGGCTCAACGAGGAACACGCGCGCGGCAACGTCACGTTGCGGCCATTCACGCGCGAATGGGCGACGCTGGTCGCGCGCAAGCTCTCCGATCCTGAATGGAAGTATCTGAGGACTGATCGGTAAAATGCTGACAGAAAGCGAGTCTCGCTTAATAGACCAGAATAATCTTCTTCAGGGAAGAATTATTCGGCTTGAGATGTTTAAACATTTTGCAGAAGGGGTATTAGGTAAAGACACAGTATATACATTATCTTTGATATCAGTTGTATTGCGCGATCATGAAGGTTGGGAAAATAACAAAGAGTTAGCAAAAATAGTTGCGCAAAAAATTTCGGATATTATCGGCATGGTTGGTGCGCTACCATCAGAGGAGTTAAAATGGCCATCCTGAAAGCCGCCCGCCGCAACAAGCTCGCCAAATCGACGTTCGGGCTCCCCGGCGAGCGCAAATATCCGATGCCGGATGCGAGCCATGCGAGGAACGCGCTCTCTCGCGCTTCGCAGCAGCTCGGCAAGGGCAATCTCAGCCTGGCGCAGGCGCAGAAGATACGCGCCAAGGCTTATCGCAAGCTCGGAAAGTGAGGACGCACATGGCCAAAGGACAATCGCGCGGGCAGGCCTGGGTCGGCCCGTATGGCAAGGACGACACGGAAGCGCCCTACGAGCAGAGCTACGAGAAGCGCGGGCAGTCGGCGAAGCAGGATTTCGCCGGGCCGTACAGCAAGGAAGTGCCGCGCGCGCCGCAACTGCGGCCGGTCGAGCAGGAGCAGGGTCCGAAGTTCAAGGACGGCCAGGGCTGGCACGGACCTTATACCGACAACAAAGGCTGGGACGACTGATATGGGCAAAGGACAATCACGCCGCCAGGATTGGTATTCGCCTTTCAGCAAGGAAGTTCCTTCGGGGACGACCGAGAAAGGCAATGGCAGGGCCTTTGCTCGCGGTCAAAGCTGGACCGGGCCTTATACGAACGATAATCCGGGTTTCGACCGCTATCGCGGCGTCGACGATATCGGCAATCCACCGGGCGCACTCTCGCGCGCGCTGCCCGAGCGGCTGGAGCATGACGCCACCAACGCCGACATGGACTACGCGGATCGCAATCCGGGCTATGCGGCCAAAATCGGCCTGGTGGCGAAGCTGCCGAAGAAGTGATCGATGACCACGATCGCCACCTACACCGATCTGAAAAACGCGATCGGGAACTACCTCGATCATTCGATTTTCAGCGGCTCATACGATCAATTCATCCAGTTCTTCGAGAACGCCGCCAACCGGCGGCTGCGCACGCGCTTCCAGGAGGCGACGACGCTGCTCGGCGGCAACGATACCTATACCAAGATCATGCTGCACGCCGATACGGGCCTGGCCGACACTGCGAGCGCCGCAACCGGCTTGCATGAATGGTATCCGGCCGGCGGCGGCGCCACGATGATCGACACCGCGAACAAGAAGTTCGGCGCGGCCGGATTGCATTTCCGCGGCGGCATTGGGTCGGCGGATTATATCTCGGTTGCGAATTCGACCGATTTTGCGCTCGGCAGCGGCGATTTCACGATTGATTTCTGGTGCAAGTTTGCCGGCGTGGACGCCGTTACGCGATATGCCTGCGGCCAAGCCAGCGATCCGATCTCGGCCAGCACGTCGGCTTTCACCGTGCAGTTGACGGTCAGCCACAATATACAGGCAAACTTTTACGTCGGATCGACCACCTATACGATCACCGGCAATACCTTCTTCACCGCCGACGGCTCTTTCCATCATGTCGCCGTTGTGCGCAGCGGAAGCTCGCTGCTGCTGTTCGTCGATGGCGTTATCGACATAAACGCCGCAGTGTCGATCAGCGAGACTGTCAACAGCTCTGTGCAAAATTTCAGTGTCGGCCTGTATAGCGCCACCGGCCAAGGCGTCTGGTGGGGCTGGATCGACGAATTCCGTCTGAGCGTGGGGATCGCGCGCTGGACCACCAATTTCAAGCCGCCGAAAGCCGCTTACGGCAATCTGGCAAACGATGGCTCGCCGCTGCCGGATGATTTCCTGATGTACCGGCGCGTCACCTGGACCGGCTCGCCGCGGCGCGAGCTCGTCAACGTGCATCCTTCCTATTTTCAGGCCAGCTATCCATCGCGGCCGGCCGATGTGCCGGCGTTCTTCACGATCGAGGACAACACGCTCGAAGTGATGCCGCTCGACAATACGGCGATCGAATTCGAATATTTCGCCAAGGTGCCGGCGCTGGCCACGCTCTTCCCGGCCGACGGCACCCAGCACAATTGGCTGCTCGACAGCCACCCCGACGCCTATCTGTTCGGCGCCATGTGCGAAGCCGAGATGTTCGGCGTCAACGACGAACGCATGCCGCTGTGGAAAGCGCGGCGCGACGAGATTTTCGACGAGATCGAGAAGTTGTCCAACAAGAGTCGCGCACCCAGCGCCATGCGCGTGATGGGACTAACCCCCTAGCCGCCGTCATCCTGAGGTGGCCGCGCTCTTGCGCGGCCCTCGAAGGATGCGGCGGCCCCGCTGTGGCACGTCCTCGGCCGTCATCCTTCGAGGCTCGACCGGGCCCAAGCGGGCCCGGCCTCGCACCTCAGGATGACGGGACGGAGTTTTTGCTGCCAAGCCACGACAGGAACAGCTGCTATCCATGATCCCCTTCGTCGACTACCGCCCCGATGTATCGGCCTATCAGAACGCCGGCGGCAGCCAGGTCATTCAGAACGCGCTGCCGCGCGCCGACGGCTATGGCCCCATGCCGAGCCTGAGCGCATTTTCGTCAGCGCTGGCTGCGGTTTGCCGCGGCTATTTCTATGCTCGCAATGCCGATGGCTCTATTACCCTGTTCGCGGCAACGAGCACGAAGCTTTACAAGCTGAATAACGGGTCTTTCGCCTGGACCGATGTCTCCAAGGGCGGCGGCAGCTATTCAGCCGTGCCGAATGCCGACAACTGGCAATTCGCCCAGTTCAACAATTTCGTGGTCGCCGTCAACCTCAACACCGCCCCGCAGGTGTTCGATCTCACGTCGTCGACCGCCTTTGCCGATCTCGGCGGCTCGCCGCCGCAGGCGCGCTACGTGGCGGTGGTCGGCCGCTTCCTGATGCTGGCCGGGCTCGGCTCGTCCACGCCCTACCGCGTGCAGTGGTCGGGGCTCAATGCCATCACCACCTGGAGCTCGGGCGTGAACTCGTCCGATTTCCAGGACCTGCCCGACGGCGGCATCGTGCGCGGCATCGCCGGCGGCGAGAACGGCGTCATCTTCCAGGAGACTGCGATTCGCCGCATGGTGTTCGTTGGCGGCACGCTCATCTTCCAGATCGAGCGCATCACCGAGGACAAGGGCCTGCTCGCCCCCTACTCGCTGATCCGCGCCGCCGAGCGCATCTTCTTCCTGGCGCCGCAGGGCTTCCACATGATCACGCCCGGCTCCGGGCCGATCGCCATCGGCAAGGAGCGGTTCGATCGCACGTTCCTCGCCGATTTCGATCCCAGCAACCTGCAGCTGATCATCGGGGCGCCGGATCCGGAGGCGCCGCGGGTCTACTGGGCGTACAAGTCGCTTGCCGGCACCGCCGGGCTGTTCGACAAGATGATCGTCTACGACTATGCGCTCGATCGCGCCGCCATCCTGATCGTGACCGGCGAATATCTCGCCTCCGCCGTGACGCCGGGCATCACCCTGGATGGGCTCGATTCGGTGTCGAGCTCGATCGACGCTTTGACGATCTCGCTCGATGATTTCACGACCTCGCCGCTGGTGCAGTTCTCTGCCTTCAACAGCTCGCATGTGTTGTGCACATTCACCGGCACCGCGCTGGAGGCGACGCTCGACACTGCCGAGCAGGGTCTCGACGGCGGCCGGCGCGCGCGGGTCAAGGGCTTCCGCCCGGTCGCCGATGCGGCAAGCGTGTTCGGCTCGATCGGCGCGCGCGAGAACGTGCAAAGCGCGGTCGCCTATTCGAGCGAGCAGGCGGTCAACGCCAAGGGCCTGTGCCCGGCCAATGTCTCGACGCGGCTCGCCCGCGGGCGCGTGCGCATCCCGGCTGGCACGAGCTGGACGTTCGCCAGCGGGATCGAGCCGTTCTTCGCGCAGGAGGGGCGGCGGTGACGCTGCAGATCGGCCCGGTCCCGGCCACCACCGAGAAAGACCACCAGAAGATCAACATCGCCATCCAGCAGTTGTTTCGCGCCGTCAACGGCATCCAGACCGACATCTCGACCGGCTTCCCGGTGTCGCTCGATGCCTCGATCCGGCTCAGCAGCAACAACACCGCCAAGCAGTATCAGGTCAGCTACTACGGCGGCGGCAACGGGCTTTGGGTCTACAGCCCGAGCCGCAAGCAGTTCGAACTGACGCCGATCAATGGCGCTTTTCAGGTCATCGATACCACGAGCTGCACCATCAACGGCGTCGCCAACCAAGCGATGGCCAATTCGACGCTGTATTATGCCTATGCCGTCGAAGCCTCGACGCTCGGCGGCTTCGTCAACATCGACCATTCCACCACTGGCCCAGTGGGCGGCGATCCGGCGGGCGCCACGGTGGTGCTGGGTTGGCAGTTCAAGAACGACGGCACCCGCAACCAGCGGCTAATCGGCGCGATCAATACCGATAGCAGCGGCAAAATCTGGACAGCCGGCAGCCACGGCGTCAATTTCGCCGGCATCGGCTCGTACTATCAGCGCCAGCGGCTGAACTACCAGATACAGGTCGCAGCGCAGCCGTTCACCAGCGCGAGCTTCGCCGAAATCAATTCGACCAACCGTATCACCGCGTTCCTGTGGGGCGACGGCGCCGAGCCGTCGTGCCAGCTTTCCGGCACCGTGCAGCATTCGGTCGGTGGCGTCGTCGTCTCGGTCGGCGTCGGCATCGATGTCGCCGCCCCGGTGAATTACGACTATCAAGATATCTACTGCGCGGTCGCCAGTCAGCCCTATCCGTTCTGCGTCAACGTCTCGTCGGGCGGCTATGCCAACGGCAACCACTCCTTCGGCATCTGGGGCAAGGTGCCGTCGGGCACCGGCAGCGTCAATATTGGCAATCTGACGCTGAACCTGAACCAATGACCCCGGCGCTGGTCTGCGTCGATCCCGCGCGCATCGACGAGTTCTGGCCGCATGTGCGCGAGCTGATCCGGCGCGCGATCTGGCGCGGCGACCTCGATGCGTTCGGCCCGATCGAGCACGCGGTGCGCGTCGGCAATGCGCTCCTGTGGATCGTGTGGGACACGCACGCGCGCAAGATCATCGCCGCGGCGGTGACCGAGCTCACTGTCGCGATGCGGCGCAAGGTCTGTGTGATCATCGCCTGCGCCGGCGAGCGCATGCCGCGCTGGCTGCCGCTGATCGAGGGCATCGAGAAATACGCCCGCGCCGAGGGCTGCGCCGCCGTGCGCATCGTCGGCCGCAAGGGCTGGGCGCGCGTGCTGCCGGATTACCGCGTGCATCGCGTCGTGCTGGAAAGGAAACTGTGAGATGGGCGGAACGACCTCACCGACCAGAGACCAGTCGCAATCGCAGACCGGCAACACCACCAATGTCGGGGCGCAGCAGCAGCAACAGACGACTGCGCCATGGGAAGTGGCGCAGCCGTTCCTCACCAAAATTCTTGGGCAATTGCAGGGGACCATTCCGACTGGGCTATCGCCATCCGAGCTTTCTGGCATTCAGGGCCTCAACAACTGGGCCGGCTATTCCTCGCAATTCCTGCCGCAAGTGACCGGGCTCACCGGCAACCTGCTTGCCGGCGGCAACGCCATGGACCAGGCCGGCAACATCAATAACGCCTACAACCGTTATCAGATGCAGCTGCTCGGCAGCGGCGTCATCGATCCGAAAAATCTCAATCCGATGAACACGCCTGGCTTCGGCGATGCGCTCAAGACGGTAAATGCCGACATCACTAATCAGATCAACCAGCAATTTGCCGGCGCCGGGCGCGACCTGTCCGGCATGAACGCGCAGACGCTCGCGCGCGGCCTATCACAGGGCGAGGGCGGGCTCATTCAGGATCAGTACAACAAGAACCTCGCTAATCAAATGGGTGCCTATGCAAGCCTCTACGGTGCCGGCAACACCACCGGCGGTCTGCTCCAGCGGCTTGAACCAGCAGCGCATCGCCAATCAATTGCAGGGCATCGACACCAACCAGGCCGGGCAGGACATCGCCAACCAGGGCTACCAGCAGTGGCTCAACACCGGCGCCTATTCGCGCATGGCGCCACTGCAGATGTTGCAGATGCTAGCGCAGATGGGAATCGGGATTGGCGGCCTCGGCGGCATTAGCAATTCGCTAGGCTCGGTCAGCGGCACCACGCAGAACGTCGGCTACGGCTCGCTGCAGGGTAGCAGCAATCCGGGGCTGCTCGACTGGCTGAACACGGCCTCGAAACTCTTCGGCAGCGGGCGATAAATCATGGGCCTCTTCGACAGCGCCTTCGATCCGTCCGCGTTCGGCGGCGCCGGCAGCAGCGGCGTGCTGCCGCCGTGGCTGTTGCAGACCATTGCGGGCCTGCAGCAGGGACCATCGGCGCTGCAGAGCTTCCCGACGACGCCGTTTCCAATGACCGGCTATGCGACCGGCAGTCCTATCGCCGGCTCATCGCTGACGCAGCCGGGACAGTCGGGACAGCCGCCGATTGCGCAAGGCGATGGCGGCGCTGCTCCCGCAGCGGCGGCTGCTCCCGCGACGCCATCGCTGCCATTATTGTCATAGGGCGGCGGTCAGACCGGCGCGGGCAGCGAAACGACAAGTCCCGGTTTTGGCGACCGTTTGCAGGCCGGGCTGATGGGCTTTGCGCATGGTGGCGCGCTCGTCCCTGCGATCGCCAACCTGATCTCCGGCGTGGCCACTGGCCAACGCAGCGACCCGCAGGGCATGTACCTGGCGCAACAGGCGGCCGCCGTACGAGCACTGCGCAGTGCCGGTCTCCCCAATCCCGAGGCAATCGCTGTCATGCATCCGGCATTGGCGCGCGCGATACTCGCGCACGCTCTCCTGAGATCGCCGATCGCAAGATCGCCAACCCTGGACAAGTCGTGCGCTCGGACCGATGATGACAAATGAAATTCATGCGCGATTTTTTTGAGCTGCATCGGTGGGGAGACGCATGCGACGATTGGCGATGTTAGCTCTGATCGGGTCACTGGCGTCGCTCGGTGCTGCTCACGCCCAGACCAAGTCACCCGAACCCAAGGGCCCAAAGGACCAGATCATAAGCGGCGAATTCACGCCCGACCGCGTCAAGGCCGACAAGGAGGCCGAGGCCAGGAAACAGCAGGCAAAAGGTCCACAGCAGCGTGGCCGCGCCTTGTATTTCAGTTGGCACACGATGACACCGGCCGAGTTCGAGGCGCTCGACAGGCACCTCATGTTCCTGATCTCGGTCTGGAGTCAGAAGCTGGAGGAGCTGCCGGTAACGCGCGTCTTCCTTCGTGCCGATGGCAATGAAATGCCGATCTACAAGGTGTCGAGCTGGAAGACGCCGGTCGACGGCAACTCGCTCACCGCCAAGATGTTCGGCGCCAATCGCGAGGACGGCTTCTACCTTGTTTCGGGCGGCGCGATGCTGCGCAAGGGCCAGATCAGCATGGATCTGAGCACCGGTCGAACGAATTGGATCCTTTTGGAGTTGCCGAGCAACGTGGCGGGCAAGGACCCCAAGCGGTTCCCCAATCCCGATCCCGCGCCCAATGCCAAGCCAAGCCTGCAGGCGGTGCAGGCTTTCGTTCGGCGCAAATTCCCGGGCTTCCCCGTGCCGCAGTCGCTGCCTTGAACGCGACGCCGGTCGAGGCGTCCGCACATTGTCGCCACAATCGCAGCTGCCTCGTTGCAAAACCACGGGATAGCGGCTTGCATCGCGTTGACGTCTTGGTGGAGCGCCCCTGAATCGGCCCGGGCCAATCAAGTTTTCTCCTTATTCCTCATTACACTGAACCTTAATTATCGGGGATCATTCTCGGCGCCCCGAGACAATCGTCGTCGCTGCCGTGGGGATTGGGCGGCGCTGGCGTTGGGCGCCGGGGAGTAGCCGCCACGCTGTGGCGCATGGTGGGGGCCATGATCGCAAGTCGCGCGATCGCGGTGCATGCGGGACATCCTGCTGCGACACGATTGTCGCCGCCGGCGCGCCCCTTGTATCTGCCGACGCCGTTGCCGCGTCAGCCCATCATCCGCCGCGTGGCATCGCGGGCGCAGCTGCGCGTTCTGCTGCCCTCCGTCATCGTCGCGTTGAAGCTTATCGCCGGCGCGCTGGCGGGAGCGACCATCACCATCGTGCTCTGGCCCGACCACCACCGCGGCGGCGGCTCACCGCACGCGCTCGATCAGGATCGCCCGGTAGCCGCCATCGATGCCAATGCAGAAACCGTCATCTATCCCAATGCGCAGGGCCGCACGCAGCAGGCGACCCGTAGCGTCGAGTCGGATGCGAGCGAGCTCGTGCTCGAGCGCGACATTCCCTTGAACTTTCCGCGCCGGGTGCAGACCGTGAGATTTACGCCACCCGCGGCACCGCTCGCGCCGGCGCCGCTGGCGGCGCTGCCCGGAACGAATCCGCTTGCGGGCAAAGCTTTGCGGTATCTGATCGGCACCGAATCGGCGGGAGCCGGGCGCGACAACGAGGTGACCATGGTGTCCTACGGCACCAGCGCCCCGGTCAAGCACGGCATCAGCCTCGCCTACTGCAACCTCTTCGACGAGCTCAACACCGGACGCTACGGCCCTTACCTGCACACCTCCGACACGGCGGCGCAGTACCATGAAGGCCAGATCGATCCGCGTGGCCCGGGCTGGGAAAAGAATCTGCGCGAGCAGTTCGAGCGGCGCAGGAAGCAGGGCTTCGAATACGTCGAGCTCGACAATCCGGACGCCTACTCGATCAAGGACGTGATCGGCGCCATCGAGCTCGCGGCGAGCTACGGTCTCAAGGTGATCGCAAAGAACCCGGGCTTGCTGAAGGGTGCGACCGAATATGTCGCGCATCCCAACGTCTATGGAATTATCGTCGAGAAGGGCGCGGGCCGCGCCGCCGACATGGACGCGCTGCGCAAGAGGGCCGGCAAGCCGGATCTGCCGGTCTGGTTCGTTTCCTTCGGCTCCGGCCGCAGTTGGGCGAGCAGCGTCGCCGGCACCGCCAGGCAGTACCGAAACATGGGCGTGACCTATTCGAGCGCTGGCGAGTACGGCAACGCGATCGACATCCTGCCGCCCGGTTGACGCAACGCTCGCGAAGCCATCGCGTCAGGAAAAGGTCGCGACGCGCGGCACGGCCCGAGACGATTCTTCACTCAGCTGGCGGTCTGGCAAGTCGGGCGTCAGCCGCTGATGCTCGGCGCGTCGCCGACGCGTGACCAACGAGTCAGGCTTTCCGAGAGAGCTTTGGTCGACTGCATCGCTGCCTGGCTCAGCGTCGCATACTCGACGATCTCTCGTGACACCCGCTCGCCTTCCTGTTGGAGCGTGGCGCGCAATGCCTCGAGCTCGCCGATCAGCCGGTCGATTTCCTGGACGGAGCTACCCGATACCCGCTGCAGCAGCGAGCTGATGTTGCCGGCTACCAGCTCGCCATCGCCCGCCTGTGGCCGGCGAAACGATGCGACGTCACGACGCACGAATTCGCGAATTTCGCCTTCGACCTCGGACAGCTTGTCGAGGGCGGCGGTCTCGTCGGATTTGAAGATGCTCATGCTCGATGTCCCCCTGCACGCAGCCATTGCGGCCATTACTGTACGGAAATTACGCACGGCAATGTGACGACATCGCGGCTTGATCGACCCCGATTGCAATCGAGGAAACAACCATGTCCTTCTGGAAATGGTCGCGCACCGCGGCCAGCAACTCCAATGCCGACGGCTCGATCAACTGGGCCGAGGGCCACGCGCCGTCGAGCGTGAACGACAGTGCGCGCGCCATGATGGCCGCTGCCGCCAAGTTCCGCGACGATATCGAGGGCGCCAATACCACCACCGGCTCGTCCACCGCCTATGCGCTCACCAGCTACCAGAGCTTCGATTCGCTCGCCCATCTCGACGGCGCGCTGCTCGGTTTCACCGCGCACGCCACCAGCGGCAACGGCCCGACACTGAACGTGGACGGCCTGGGCGCCAAGTCGATCAACGTCGCCAACCAGGTGAACGTGCCGCCCGGCTTTCTGATCTCCTCGACGCGCTACCACGTCAGCTACGACAACGCCAACAACCAGTTCCTGATCGTGCCGTCCTACGGCAAGGGCACCACCTCCAACGACAATCCGTCGGCCGGCTTCATCGGCGAATATGTCGAAAGCGAAGTGCTGCTCGGGGCCGCTGTCAGCCTTAGCAGTGCAGCGAACCAAGATGTCACATCGATCAGTTTGACAGCCGGCGATTGGGACGTGTGGGGACAAATCGACACTAATCCGACAGGCGGCACGCTCTCCTTTACTGCCGGCTGGATCAGCACGACGAGCGCCACTAATCCAGGCGGCCCGAACAAAGGCGCAGTCGCGTCCAATATTATGAATTTTGCCTTGGCGATTCCAATCGGCATGCGCCGCTATGCCTTGGCCTCGACCACGACGGTTTATCTGAGCGGCACCTGCACGTTCACCGGCAATTGCTCGATGTATGGGATCATCTGCGCGCGGAGGAGGCGATAATGTCATACCTTTGGAACGTCATCACCGGCAAGATCGGCCAATACGTCGAAAAGATAGTCCCGATCGGCGGGGCCGTATCTCTGACCAGCAACGTCGCTGCCGATATCACATCGCTGCCGTTGCCGGCCGGCGACTGGGACGTGCGCGGCTCCATCGTAACCAATCCCAGCAATGGCGCGGTATCGTTCACTGGCGGCTGGCTCAGCACCACCAGCGCCACGGTGCCGAATACTCCCAACGGCGCCGCCGCCGGCACGCTCGACAACTTTGCGCTCACCATCCCGGTCGGAACGTTGCGACTGTCATTGAGCGCGCCCACGACCGTTTATCTCAGCGGCCTCGTCGTCTTCACCGGCAGCTGCGGCATGTACGGCATCCTCGCGGCGCGGCGGATAGGCTGATGCGGTACGCGGTCTGTCTTCTGCTCCTGTCGACATTTGCGGCGTGCGCCCAAGAGGGGCATGCCGGCGTCGGTCATGAGCAATGGCATCAGCAGTTCTATATGGGCCTCGTCCGCCCCGGCAACGGCGGTTCCTGCTGCAACCTAACCGACTGTCGCCCGACCGCCGGCAAGGCCGTCGGCGATCATTACGAGATCAAGATCAACGGCAAGTGGACGCGCGTCCTCGACAGCAAAATCATCCACAAGTCGGCGCCGGATCAGGGCTTCCATGTCTGCGCTCCCTACAACTGGGACGGCAGTCCCGAGGGCGTCTACTGCGTGATCCTCCCGCCTGAAACCTGATCCCCGCCTGCGCGGGGACAAGACTGGCGCAGTCGCTCGGCATCCCCCCGACTTGCTGACGCGCCAGGGCGGCCCCGGTGCGCCCTCCCTCCGCCGGGGCCGCCACCCTTTTGCACGGAGTTGTCATGCCGAATTTCCGCAGCCTCGTCCCCGGCGGCTTCTATGGCGACGGCACGTCAGGCCCCGTCTCGATCCGCGCCAACAATCCCGGCGCCATCAACGGCGCGGCCTGGGAGCGCGACCGGCCGGGCTTTGCCGGCAACGTCAAATACGACGGCAGGAATGACACCACCGTGTTCGAGGCGCCGGAATACGGCGTTGCCGCCTGGTGGGAGCTAATGCGCCGCTATCGCGATCAGTTCGATGTGCGCACGCTATCCGACATCATCCGCACTTATGGCGGCGGGCAGGATTACGGCAGCTATGCCCGCACCGTGTCGCAATGGTCGGGGCTTCCTCCCGATCGCGTCATCGTGCTCACCGGCGACGACGACAACCTGCTCAAGTTCGCCAAGGCCATGTTCCGGTTCGAAGCCGGGCAGCCGACGCCGCTTTCCGATGCGCAGATTTTGTACGGCTTCGCCATCGGGCGGAACGGCGGCAGGTTACCGAGCGGGAGCATTTCGCAGCCGACGCCTTCTTCGCCAGCAGAAAGTTCCCGATCGGGAATGTCGCAGCCGGAGCTCGCCGCCGCCATCGTAGCGGCGATGGAGCGCAAGGGCTGCCTGTTCGATCGCGGGCCGGGCGAGCTCAACATCGTCTACGTCGAGGGCATGAACATCGACGGCACGGCCAATGACAACGCCATCGACAAATGGAACGATCTGCGCACCATCGTCGATTTCGTCAATGGCCGGCCGATCCTGCGCTTTCGCTGCGAGGCCACCACCACGCCCGGTATCTACTACGATCGCGAGCACGTCATCGGCGGCCCCGAGGGCGCCGCGCTGATCGCGCTAGGGCAGCAACGCTGCTGGCAAGTGGGCATCCACCGTGGCACACAAGAGGCATTGGTGCAGACCGGCGCGCCGGTGTCGGTTTATCGCGACTTCGACAAATCGTTCCGCCGCCAGGAAGGCCACGTCACCACCGGCTGGTACGGCATCAACCAGCATGGCACCCGCGAGGGCTATGACGGCTCGCCCAACACGGTCGGGCCATGGTCGGCCGGCTGCCTGGTGGCGCGCAAGTTCGCCGATCACGTCGCCTTCATGGCGCTGGTCAAGAGCGATCCGCGCTACCTGAACGACCATTCCTTCGTGTTCGCGACCACAGTGCTGGGGAGCGCCGACGTGCTGGCGGCAGTGCCGCCGGTCGCGCCGCCCAAGCCCGCGCCGGCGCCGGCGCGAGAAAATCCGCTGCTCGCGCTCCTTCGCCTCATCTGGAAACTGCTCAAGGGAAAATAAGCCATGTTCCTGCTCGTCTGGAATTGCCTGCTCGTCGCCGCGCTCGCCTATATCATCATCGACGCGGTGATCTCCTACCGCGCCGCCGTCGGTACGGTGTGGCAGCGGCTGCTCGCTGCCGGCAAGGAGAGCGCCACCATCCTGTGGGCGCGCTTCACCGTGGTCGTCGGCGTCGTCGTCAACGGCCTCGTCTGGATGGCGGACGTGCTGCATGCACCCGAGGTCGCCAATGCGATCCAGACCTATGGCGGCCCGAAGGCGGCTGCTGCCGTGCTGATCGTGGTCGCGGTCATTACCGAGATGGCGCGGCGCCGGACGCTATGAGCATTTTGCTCTGCGTCGTCCTGTCGATCATTGCCTGCGCGATGATCGCCTTAGTCGTCGGCGGCATCATGGGGCGCTAAATCATGATCGATGAATTTCTGACCGCCATCGAACAGCGCATCCGCGAAGCCTTCGGAGGCCTGTTCCATTGGCTGATCGAGCCGCTCTATCTGCTGGAGTGGTATTTCCTGTTCGCGCTGCTATTCCTGGCCTGCTTCACCATCGGCTATTTCCTGCCGTTCAAATGGGTACGCGCGGCGCTCGGCCTGGTATTGCTGATCGCCGGCGCCTTCGTCGCCGGCGGCACCGCGATGTATCGGCACATGCGGCGGCAAGCGCAGCCACGGGAAAAGCCCTCGACATGGTGAGCGATATGAGCGTGCATCCGAATGAACGGCTCGCGATTGTCGAGCAGAAGGTCTCACATATGGAGACGGAGCTGGAGAAAGTATCGGTCAAGGTCGACGAGATGCACGCCATCCTTCTGCAGGCGAAAGGAGTACGTTGGGCGGTGATCGCGGTCTCGGGGCTGGTCGGCTTCCTCGCCGGCGTCTCCCATTGGCTGATCGCCAAGACGTGAGCTGGCCGGACAATGCGCAAACGGATCCGCTACTCCCTTATCCCGTACGGAGAATGGACCAGGCCGCGCATGCGGAACTTCCGCGAGCAATGCTGCGATTGCGGCCTCATCCATCGGCTGGATTTCCGCATCGTCAACGAGCGCGGTGCTGCCAACACCGGCCGTGGCGGCACATCGCAGCGCTCACCCTCGTCCACGCCGTATATAGAGTTCCGCACCCGCCGCGACGAGCGCGCCACCGCCGCTGCCCGCCGCGGCGTCAAGTTCAGCTCGCGATGAGAATTGGCAGCAGCCGTCTGACGTCCCACCTTCGACCAATCTCCCCACCTTGAGATAGGCGAAGCCCTTGCCCTGCAGCTCCGCCACCGCTGCCACTCCTGACGGCACGAATTTGAGGAAGGCGTCCTTGCGCGCCTTCGCCGGGTCGATCTGCAAGCGGCTATGGGTGATCTGGCACAGATAGGCCTCGGCGGCATACTTGGCGAGGCCCGCGAAACGCTGATAGATGCGTGCCATACCTGAGCTCCTGTCGAGTCATCTGATGACAGGGTCAATGATCCGCGCATCTATATCCTTGGCGACGCTTGCATCTCCGGCGACATGCCGAAATCCGGGTTCTACGCCAACAGCCAGGCCAAGGTGGCGGGGACGCGAAGCTGAGGCGGCGATGAGCGAATACGAATTCTGGGAGACCCGTTTTGCCTTAGCCGATTATATCTTCGGAACTGCACCCAATACGTTCCTGGTGGCGCAAGCACATCGATTGCCGAAAAGCGGCCGCGCGCTCGCGATCGCCGATGGCGAAGGCCGCAATGGTGTGTGGCTCGCCCAGCAGGGGCTCGACGTAATTGCGTTCGACTTCTCTCCGAGTGCCCAGGGCAAGGCGCAGGCCCTGGCGCGTTCGCGCGGCGTCAGCATCACTACCGAGCTAGCCGATATTGCCGGCTACGACTGGCCTCCTGACGCCTTCGACGTGGTGATCGACATCTTCACGCAGGTTTCCGATCCGGCCGAGCGCGCCAAAAAATTCGCGGGCATCCGCCGCACCCTCAAACCAGGCGGGCTTCTCCTCCTCCATGGCTATCGGCCGGAGCAGATCGCCTACGGCACCGGCGGCCC